ACATAGACGCAGATTTGAAATCGCGTTCAACCTAGCGATGGTGTATCCGCTTCTGGCTAATCTGTCGGTATGACTCACAATCAAAACACTACCAGTTGATACAGCATCGTATACTGCCTGTTGCAGCAGTGGCCTTGTGTCATCGTCCCCCATCGCTGTTTCTTTGTAGACACCGACAATGCTTCCATTGTGGCTTGAGGTTTCTCGTGGAAACGACCAACCTGACTTAATCGTTATGGATAACACTTACTACACATTTTTCGAGCAAAGCCAAACATCTATTAAACGCTACACCTCTGGTTCTAGCGCTGATGGCGGTTTTGTTTCGCTAAAATATCACAACGCAGACGTTACTTTTGATGGCGGTTCAGGCATCCCTAGCGCTCATGCGTATTTCTTAAACACAGATTACTTGGAGTTAGTCACGCATCGTGATGCTGACATGACCGAGCTAGATCAAGACAAAGCTATCAACCAGGATGCGGTAGTAATACCTATTCTTTGGATGGGTAACTTAGTTTGCTCTAATCGTTCACTTCAAGGTGTCCAAAAAGCGTAAGCGAGGAGATAAATTATGTCATATATAACTGGTATACTTCCATCTCGTGTCGATACGTCACAGGAATGGGCATTAGGTACAATCGGACAAACTAGCGATGGTAAATTGTATAAATATATGCAATGGGAAGATGCTTCTGCTGCTACCTCTGCGGTAGCTAGTGAAGTCGCTTATTACTACCTACTAGATGGATACAAGACCAATATAGTCACAAGTGACTTGAGTGATTCTGTTGAAATCGGTGCTGGTGTAATCCAAGCTGTTATGACCGATGGGCAATTTGGCTGGTTTCAAATAAGAGGCGCAGCCACACTATCTATTGCTTTAACTGCGGGTGCTGATGGTGATCCACTAACTCCAACTGGTTCTGCTGATGGAACACTAGATGTATCAGCAGCAGTTACAGACAATGTTTGTGCGATTGCTGGGGATATTTCAGACCAAGAAATTGTCTGCTGTTTCCCACTTTAAGAAGTAGTAAACCTAGTAAACGAAGGGGGAGCGCAAGTTCCCCTTTTCTTGTTCAACAACAGGAGAAATGTTATGCAACCTGGAGTGATGGAAGATAGACCACCTTTTATTAAATTTGAAGTAAGGCCACATGAGGATCGTAATGCTTCTATTGAAGCTGGTCATTATGTTGCAGTTGATGTCGATTATGCAGTTATAACTCCAGCGGGGAGTAAAGATGAAATTCCACGAATTTACCATGAATGGATAGAACAACTCACTCAGGGTATCAGAGATGGCAGATTTAAGGCTGAATATGTCCAAGCTATAAAAGGAATGTACGAGGCATGGAAAGAAGGTTTGGAAATGCCTGTCGATGGTACACCGATTAGAGGGTGGACAGTTTTAGGTCCATCTGACCAGGAAAATATTATTGCAGTCAGAATCAGAACTGTCGAAGAATTAGCAGAAGCTAACGAACAAACCCTAATATCTTTAGGTGTTGGTTCAAGAGTGATGAAACAAAAAGCTCAAGCGTGGCTAGATTCTTCTAACTCACAAGGTAAGGCAACAGAGAAAATATCTGCCCTACAATCTGAGTTAAAAGATCAGAAGAATATGAATAAAAAATTAACAGAGGATTTAAGTAGTCTAACAGCTAGATTAGAAGCATTAGAATCTCAGCCAGTTAAGAAAACGAGGAAAAAGAAAACATAATGTCATTATTAACAATGGTTCAACAAGTTACCAGAAGGATTGGTATCGCAGCTCCTTCAGCCGTTGCTGGCAATACTGATGAACAAATTATTCAGGTGCTTGCTTTAGCAAACGAAGAAGGCGAAGAACTGGCAGAGCGACACACCTGGCAGTCTATGACCAAAGAAGTAACCTTTACAACTGGTGGTGCTGCTAAAACCATAACTGCTGTAACGAAAGCTAACCCAGCATCTGTTACGTCTAATGCTCATGGTTATTCAACTGGTGATCAGGTAGACATTGCGGATGTTGAGGGGATGGTCCAGTTAAACGGAAACAGGTACACGATAACGAGAACTAATGCCAATGTTTTTACACTTGACGATACCGATTCCTCAGATTACAGCACTTATTCAACTGGTGGTAAAGCCAGACTCGTTCAAGCCTCACAAGGGGCAATAAGTTCAATTATTTCTGCTGGTGATTTTGATGCAAGTGCAGTCCGAATCACTAACGAGACAATGTGGAACAGAACACAAAGACGACCATTATTCGGACCATTAACGGCCAGAGCTTATCAGGGATTACAGGCAAGTCCTGTATCTGGACCATTTGACCAATATCGTTTCATGGGAAACTTATTACTGTTTGATCCAGCGCCAAAAGGCGGTGAGACAGTAGCATTTGAATACATAAGTAATCATTGGTGTGAATCATCGGGCGGTACTACGCAAGATGCTTGGACTGCGGATTCTGATATTGGCAGAATATCCGAGAAGATAATGGCAATCGGTGTAATCTGGCGGTGGAAACAAGCAAAGGGTTTAGCTTATGCCGAAGATTATAATAAATACGAAAGAAGAGTCGCTGATGCTGTTGCAAGAGAAGCAACAAAACCAGTACTTGATTTAGCTGGTGGTCTTGCAGAATATCGACCTGGATTATTTGTACCGCAAGGCAACTGGGATATATCGTGAGACAGGCAGCACTATTAAAACAACCTAGAAATTCAAGGCGCAAACTTAGTGGGCAAGTATCAATAACATCGCCTGTCGGTGGTCTGAACAGTCGTGATTCGATTGCAGACATGAAACCAGAGGATGCTATCCAATTAGATAATTGGTTTCCTCAAACATCTGATATTAGAGTAAGAAGAGGTTATTCCTCTCATGCGACAGGTTTGGGAGCGCAAGTTCAGTCGTTAATGGCTTATAACAAGTCAGACGGCACACAGAAATTATATGCTGCTGCTGGTTCAAGTTTCTTTAACGTAACGGCTGCTGGTGCGGTGGGAAGTGCAGAGGTTACTTCTCTTACCAATGCTAAATGGCAACATATTAATTATATGGATTCATCTGGCACAAACTGGCTTTGTTGTTTTAATGGTACTGATTCACCACGTTATCATAATGGTTCAACCTGGATAACAATTAATGCTTCATCAACACCAGCGATTACCAATGTTACAACAAGCCTTTTAGATAAGCCGTTTACACATAAACGAAGATTATGGGCTGTTGAGAAAAATTCTTTATCTTGCTGGTATCTCCCCGCAAATGGAGTTGGTGGTGGTGCTACTGAGATCAACTTAAATGGTATAGTAAAGCGTGGTGGTAAAATTATCGCTGGCGGTGCATGGACTATTGATGCTGGCGAAGGATTAGACGACTACTGGGTAGCGATTACTTCCGAAGGAGAGGTTGTAGTCTTTGAAGGTACTGATCCCGCTGCTGCTGCTACTTTTAGCCTTGTCGGAGTCTGGCACGTTGGCGAACCAATCGGTGATCGGCCAATGGTTAAATATGGCGGAGACTTGCTTATATTAACCAAGCAAGGTGTCTATCCTATGAGCAAGGCATTAGCCTCAAGTGATGTTGCACCTAATGTTGCGATAACGGACAAAATACAAGCCGATGTTAGTAATGCTTCTGCTTTATATAGCACTAACTTTGGTTGGCAATTATTCCTTTTCCCACAAGCTGAAATGCTACTTTTAAATATTCCTGAAAAAGTAGGTTCAGGTCAGATTCAGTACGCAATGAATACACTAACTGGTGCTTGGGGTAAGTTTACCAACATCGAGGCGAACTGTTGGGAATTATTCGGAAGTGATGCCTATTTTGGTAGTGATGAAAAAGTCTTTAAATTCTGGAATAAAGATCAAGACGACACCAGTAATATTAATGCAGAAGCAAAACAAGCCTTCTCATATTTTGGTTCACGAGGGCTTATAAAACATTTTAAAATGATAAGACCAATTCTCTTATCAAACGGCACTCCAAGTTTCTCGGCTGCACTTAACGTAGATTATGAAGATGTACCTGTTAATGCTAGTCTGACCTTCAGCCCCATTGTAGGCGGTCTATGGGATGCTGCGAGATGGGATGCTGGATTATGGGGTGGAGATTTAGCGGTTATTCGAGACTGGCAGACTTTAGTCGCAGTCGGAACTGCTGCTGCATTAAGGCTTCAATCTCAGTCAGGTGGTAATCCTAGTGAACTGAGATGGGAAGCAACAGATTTTCTGTATGAGGTAGGCGATGTATTATAAGGTAACTTACTTTGATTATTACTCAACCGAAAGAGAAAATTGCAGATTTCGTATCGGAGCAAACAGATAATACTCATTTCCCTTTTGAGAATTATACTTGTATAGGATTGCTCGATAAGAATGGCGAACTGATAGCGGGAGTGCTATATAACCATTTTTCAGGAGAAAATATCTGCGCTCACATAGCTGGGAAAGAAGGGAAGAGATGGCTTACTAAAAAGTTTTTACACGCTATGTTTGATTATCCATTTAATCAACTTGGTGTACAAAGAATTACAGGTCTTGTTCCTAAGTCAAATAAGGATGCAAGAAAGTTTGATAAACATTTAGGGTTTAAATTAGAAGGTAATATGAGAAGAGCATTAAAAGATGACGATATGCTTGTTTACGGAATGTTAAAAGGAGAATGTAAGTGGTTAAAACGATAGTAAAATTTGTAGAGAATTATCTCACAAGATTAGGTTTGATAATGTATTTTTCAAAACCTGATCCACCAGCCCCACCAGACTATCGAGGTGCTGCTATTGCTCAAGGTGCTGCAAATATTGATGCTGCACGAGCTACTGCTAAATTAGGTAATCCTAGTTTTATTAATCCTATTGGCAAAAGAAGTGTTGAGTTTAGACCAAACGATGAAGTATTTATAACCGATACCCTAACTCCGCTTGGACAAGAAAGACTCGACCAGGAACAACGAATTGGTACTCAGCTTGGCGGTATTGCCGAACAGGGATTAACTGAAGTACAAAAAAGTCTTGGCACTCCTTTTGATCTTAGCCAGGTTGGTGATATAACGACACAACCGACAGTAGGTGGAAGAGATGCTATCGCTAATGCTATTTTAGCCAGAGAGCAACCTTTACTTGATGCTCAACGTGAAGCGACTGAGACAGACCTTTTAGTTCGAGGACATAATCCTGGTGGTAGTGCCTTTGAAGGTGCTATGGACCAGGCAGATAGAAGAGAGAATGATTTAAAAATAGCTGCTATTTTAGCTGCTGGTGGCGAACAAGAACGCTTATATGGTATGCAAGCTGGTGAACGCGGTCGCGGTATTCAGGAACAGGCATTTTTGCGTAGTTTACCTTTATCAGAGGTTAATGCTCTGCGTACAGGTAATCAGCCAATGATGCCACAATTTCAAGGTTATCAAGGTGCAAATATAGCACCGCCTAATATTCAAGGTGCAGTAGGTCAGCAACATCAAGCAGCGATGAATACCTATAATCAACAAATGGCACAAGCTGGTAATAATATGTCAGGATTATTTAGTCTTGGTTCTGCTGCTATCGGTTTATGTTGGGTAGCCAGAGCAGTATATGGCGAGTCTAATCCTAAGTGGTTAATCTTTAGAGAATGGTTGTTTACATTAGCACCTAAGTGGTTGCTTAAACTTTACATAAGATTTGGAGAAAGATTTGCAAGTTTTATAAAAGACAAGCCAAAGATTAAAAACATTATCCGTCACTACATGGATAAAGCGTGTTTGGTTATTTTAAAAGAGGAAAAAAATGGCATTTTATAATCCGTATAGAACCCGACCAGATGATGAAAAAGTAACTCAACCTAATTTTGGTGGTGTAAGGTCAATCTCTTTTACTGATCCTACTACTATCAGTAGAGATCGTGCGTTAGCTGATTCATTAAGACAGCAATCTATGACTCCGCTTAATATGACAACTGTGGGTGGTCATGTTATACCACCTTCTCCAATACAAGGAGTTGCTAAATTAGGAGAAGCACTAGCTGCGAGATTTAAAGAAAAAAGAGCTTCGGAAAAAGAAGAAGCAAATAAACAGTTAAAATCAGATGCCGTTGCAAAGGCTTTAAGATTAGAACAAGAGGGTGTTAGAGATAAATTTGAAGGCAATGTTGTTCCTAATTATGCTTTTGGTGGTTCTACAAGAAGAGAAGCTACTAGACCTGACATACTTGGAGCGTTAGCTGAAGGTGGTCCTGATATGGAAAAACTGATTGCTGAAAGTCAAATTAAGAATTTACTTACTGATAAAACTACTAGCGGTTCTGATAATAGGACAGCAGAACAGAAAAATTTTGAATTTTACAACACACTTAATAAACCTGAACAAGATATTTTTGCAGAAATTTCATCTAAATTTGTTCAACTCAAAGAAGATGTTAAACAACAAGGAAAAATTGATTTTCTAACTATTGAAAATGAAATAGAAAATGCAAATATTCCTGTTGAAGCAAAACTAAAATTACAAGCAACTTTAAAAGAAATCAAAGCAACAACTCAACCTGAATCTGATAAACAGCAACAAATCGAAGAAAGTAAAGCGATAGGGAAGAATATAGCAACAGTTAGAAATGACCTTGCAGAATTTGAAGCTAATTTACCAAGATTACAAGAAGTTGTTGAAGAGTTAGGTGCGCTTGCGGATATAGCAACATATACTGAAGTTGGGTTGGGAGTAGATGCTCTTAAAAGACAAGCTGGTATGGATGTTGGTAAAGGTGCGATTGCAAGAAAAGAATATATATCAAAAGTTGATAATGAAATATTGCCGTTATTGAGGCAGACTTTTGGCGCTCAATTTACTGTTGAAGAAGGTAAAGCTCTCAAGGCTACTTTGGGTGATCCAAACGCATCTCCAGAAGAAAAGAAGGCTGTTCTTAAATCGTTTATTGAAAATAAAATAGCACAAATTGAAATTAAACGAAGATTGCTTGAGCAAATTACAGGTGGTAAAGATTTATCTATGGAAGAGCTTATGGAAAAATATAAAGAAGAAGAAGAATAATTATGCCTACTAAAGAAGAATTAGAAAATGCTTTAAGAAAAGCTGATCAACTTGGTAATGTTAGCGATGCCAAAAGAATTGCTGCTGAAATTAGAAAATTAGATTCTCTAACTAACAAAGATATTACTGCGAACACAATCGGTAAAGGTATCCCAATACCACCTGTAACTACATCACCTGTAACTACACCACCGCCTAGTAATGTTCCTACTCAACCAAAAGATGATCGCTATGTTCCAGAATGGGGGCAAAAGAATCCAAGACTTTATGGTGCTGCTGGCGCATTAACAGAGGTGGCTAGGCCACTTGTAGAGTTTGGTGGATTAGCGGGTGGAAGTGTAATCGGTGCTGGTGCTGGTGGTCCAGTTGGTGCTGTCACTGGCGGTACTCTTGGTTATGCTGGTGGGAAAGAACTGACAAATATAGCTGATAGATTTCTTGGTAATAAACCGCCATCTAGTAGCGTTGCTGATGAACTTAGAAGGGTTGGTGGTAATATAAAAGAAGGTGCAATGCTTGAAGCTGGTGGGCAAGTGGCTGGACCTATTCTTGGAACTGGGTATCAAAAAGTTGTTAAACCAACATTAGAAGCTACTGGTAAAGGTATTAGCGAAGTTGCTGGTGTATTAACAGGCACAGGCGGTAAGACTTACAGACAATTAGCTGATGCTGCTAGAGAAGGCGGTAAAAGATTAGAAATTGCTTTAAATAATCTGCGTGGTGGTGAGCCATTAGAATCTGTTGTAGTTGAAGCTAACGCAGCATTGAGGTCGATGCACAAAGCAAGAACAGATATGTATTTGAGAGATATGGCAAAACTTAGTGAATCAAAAACAGTATTGAATTTTAAAGATATTGATGATGCTTTTAAGTCAATATTAAAAGAATTTAAAATTGGTAATACATGGACAGTTAGTAAATCTACT